TTAAATCAGTAGGAACAAATGATTTCATTGCTAATGTTTATTGGATAATTAATTATACAAAAACACCATTATAATGTCAACTTTTGGACTATCACAAGATGACATACGATTAATATCTGGGGGTTTATTTTTATTCAAATCAGGATCAGGAACAGATCATACAACAGCTATATCAGCTTCTGTCCCTCAAATACTAGCAATAACATGTTCTTCTAATTATAATAATAGGTTAACTAAATTAACTACCTTAAATGCTTATGCTATCATTACTGTTACTAGTGGTAGTTCTACAGAAAAAGACACAAAACTAGTTTTAAGATATGTTTCTTCATCAAACCAAACAAATTTAATTTATTCTTCATCATTAGATACTTTAGATCATTTGTTAGGAGGAGTAAATACCAACATAAGATATATAGATATCCCTTTAAATAATAATGATGATTCTTATTTAGTAGCAGCAAAAACAGTAAACGCATTTTCTTCATCTATTGGTATTAATACATTTTTTAGTACAAGTTTTATAAATGATTCAAGTGCTTATTCAGCTAGTCTTTCTTCCTCTTTGGGAATTAATATGACTATAGGTTCTTCTTTTAAAATCAGAAATTCAGCTTCTTTACAAAATGGGGTTGAAGGTAAATTTTTAATTTATAGTTTAAATAGTGGTTCTGTAGCCAACCCAGATTTTACAGGTACACAGGCACAAATAGGTGAAATGGAAGTTGGTGATACTTTTAAAGTAGGTGGAAATAATCCAGTATTTAGTTATAATATAATTCAATCAGGATCTGGAGGAACAAATCAATCTTATTATCCAGGTAACCCTCAAACATCTTCTGCTACTTTGGGTATAAAATTAGATACAGATAAAGAATCAGCAATATTTGAATCTCCTACAGCTAATTCTTTCTTTAAATTAAATAACGAAGGTAATATAGAAACAACAATAAGAAGTACAGCAGGAGCATCTACAGGAAGTGAATTAATATTAAAAGCTTCAAGAGATGATGATGCTAGACTTCAAGAAGGAGATTTAATTGGACAAGTTAGATGGATTTCAACAGCAGATATAACAGATGAAAGAAAAGGAGCAGAAGCAGCATCAATAGCAGCAGTAACAAGAGATGCAGATGGTGATGGTGTAATAGCTGATTTAATATTTAAAACAGCCGCATCTGTAGGAGAACCAGCACAAGAAAGATTAAAAATAGATACATCAGGAATTACACATATAACAGGTTCAGTAAATATAGATGGAACTTTAACAGCTAAATCATACATTGTTAGTGCAAGTGTAACAACACAAACATCAGGTTCTACTATATTTGGTAATACATCAGATGACACCCACCAATTTACAGGTAGTATAGATTTATCTTCTGGTGATTTTGGTATAATAGATGGTGGGTCTTTTTAATTTTCTATATATGTATATAAAAATAATAGGTTATGACAAATACAACTAAAAAATTTACAAAAGAAGAAATAAAACAAATTCAAGATCTTAATGCAAAAATTACCCAACTAACTACTCAAATGGGTCAAATTTATTATAGCAAAATTAAATTAGAAGATCAAGAATCTAAATTAAAAAAAGAACTATTATCTATTGAAACTGAAGAAGCTAAGATAGCTGAACAGTTAACTAAAAAATATGGAAAAGGTAGTTTAGATATAGATTCTGGAGAATTTACTCCATCATAATAGCTTTAAAAATCATCTTATATTTATATATGATTGGGTATAAAATTAATCATATAATTTAGTTTGGTTTGTAGTTCTTTTTCATATTTATGACAGAACCAATCAAAGACATAACTATATAAAATAAAATATAAGATGGCAGAACAAATTATTTCACCAGGTGTATTTACAAGAGAAAACGACCTATCATTTTTACCACAAGGAATTGGGCAAATTGGTGCTGCAGTTGTTGGACCTACAACAAAAGGACCAGCTTTTATTCCAACAGTAGTAAGAAGTTTTTCAGATTTTGAAAGAAGATTTGGAGGTCTAAGTAATGACACATACATTCCACAAACAGTAAGAGAATATTTAAGATATGCAGGATCAGTAACTGTAGTAAGAGTATTAGCCGGAGGAGGTTATACTTTTTCAACAAGCCCTAATATACAACCATTAGGAGTGATTGCAGGAGCAGGACCAGCTGTGGCAGCTTTTCATGCATCAGGGGCTATGGCTATAGCAGCTAATACATTAGATGCTGAAGACGAAGTACAAATTACAGTTAATGGAACAGAATATAGATTTATAGCAGCAGACCCAGAAGGAGGTATTCCAGCAAGTCAATCACCAATATTTTATTTTTCAACAGGTTCAAGTATAGCAGCTGCTTTAAATTTCTTAACAGGATCTATTAATAATGCAGCAATTGGGGTTACAACAGCAAGTAGTTCTCTTGGTTTAGAAGTATCATCATCTACAGCTGGAAAAGCAGGTAATTCAATTACAGTACAAACAGGTTCAGGAGGAACTATTCTTTCAAATGTTTTAACATTAACAGGAGGATCAGATGCTTCAGTAGGAAGTGGTATATTATTAGGATTAATTTATCCTTCTAAATCATCAGTAGGTACTCCATCATTAAATAACTCTTCAATTTCAGCAGGTACTGTTATTAGTTCAAGTTTTGGAATTGTATTAGATGATAGTGGTGCTAATGTTACTTCAACTGCATTTAGTGCTTCTTTAAACCCACAAGGAGGAGATGATGGAAATCCTTATTTATTTAAATATATAGGATACACAGCAGATAATAGTAAAACATCATCAACAGCTTTTACTGGGACTCCAGGTTATACTCATTTAAACTTTAAAAGTGTACAAACAAGTATATTAGCTACCGGTAGTTTAGGTGGTTATCCAAATGGTCTTGGAACAGGTTCAGTAGTTACATTAGCTAATATGAGCTCTACAGATCAAGTATTTGATGGAATAGGTAAAACAGAAGGATATGGATATGCTTCTACACCATATATTCAATCACAATTAGCACAAGGAAATAAAGATTTATTTAAATTCCACACTTTAGATCATGGTACAAAATGTAATAGAGATTATAAAGTATCTATTGCTAATTTAAAAGAACCAGGAGATATTGATGGAGTTGAACAATATTCTCAATTTTCTGTAATAATAAGAAAAGCAACAGATACAGACGCAACACCACTTATTTTAGAACAATTTAATAATATTACTTTAGATCCAAATTCACCACGATATATTTCAAGAGTAATTGGAGATAGATATCCAGAGTATAATGAAACTTTAAATAAAGTAGAAATTAAAGGAAATTATCCAAATATTTCAAATTATCTTAGAGTAGAAGTTTCAACACCAGTAGAAGAAAGAGCAACATCACCAAAATTATCACCAAAAGGATTTAAAGCAGTATTAAATCCATTTAATACAGCATCTTTAAATGTAAATTGTATTTTCCCATCAGCATCTTATGAAGGAATACAACAAACAGGAACAGATGGAACATATAATTCAAAAGGATATTTAGGATTTAAATTTGCTGATAAAGAATCAGATAGTAATAATTTCTTAAATCCACTACCAAATAGTGCAGAAAGTAATATAGCAGGAAACTTTAATGTTGAAAGATATAGTGGTCACGCATCTTCTGGTTTATGGACAGGTTCATTAAGTGCTTCAATAGACATAACAGGAGCTACTGGTCCATCAGCAGGTCAACTTAAATTTACAGTTCCTTTCCAAGGAGGTGAAGATGGTATAGCACCATGGACAATTAGAAAAATAGGAGACCAAATAGCAAATAACAATTTGTATGGATTTGATTTTAGTTCAGCAACAGCTACTGGTCATACAGCTTATAAAAAAGCATTAGATATTATAGCTAACCAAGATGAATATGATATTAACATGTTAGCTATGCCGGGTATAATTTATAGTATCCACTCAACAACAGCAAATTCAGGTATTGATATGTGTGAAGAAAGAGGAGATTGTTTCTTTATAATGGATTTAGATGAACAAGATGCCACAGTAAATACAGCTATAAGCAATGTAAGTGGTTTAGATACTAGTTTCGCTGCAACTTATTTTCCATGGGTAAAAGTACAAGGTGCTACCAGAGATGTATTTGTCCCACCATCAGTAATTGTACCAGGAGCAATAGCTCAATCAGATAAAATAGGAGCAGAATGGTTTGCACCAGCAGGTCTAAATAGAGGTATTTTAGGAACTGTAAAACAAGCTAGAATGGGATTAACTCAAGCAGAAAGAGATAGATTATATGATAATAAAATTAATCCAATAGCAACATTCCCAAGAACAGGAGTATGTATTTGGGGTCAGAAAACATTACAAGAAAGATCAACAGCTTTAGATAGAATTAATGTTAGAAGGTTATTAATAGCCGTTAAGAAATTTATAGCAAGTTCTTCTAAATATTTAGTATTTGAACAAAATACAACAGAAACAAGAAGAAGATTCTTAAATATTGTTAATCCATATTTAGAATCAATTCAACAAAGACAAGGATTATATTCATTTAAAGTCCAAATGGATGAAAATAATAATACACCAACTGTAATTGATAGAAATCAATTAGTAGGAGCTATTTATTTACAACCAACTAAAACAGCAGAATTTATAGTACTTGACTTTAATATCCTTCCAACAGGAGCTACTTTTGATGGAGTAGGAGGAGCTGGGGGAACAGGAGGTTACTAAAAAATTAAAAAAACGTATATTTATAACGGAATAATAAAATAATAAAAGATGGCAATTACTAGCACAAATGATATGTTTTTTACGGCTTTTGAGCCTAAATTACAAAATAGGTTTTTAATGAAAATAGATGGAATACCATCTTATTTAATTAAAAAGATATCTCGACCAACAATGGAAATAAATCCAGTAATCCTTGATCATATTAACGTAAAGAGAAAAATCAAAGGAAAAGCAAATTGGGCTGCAATTACAATAGATTTATATGACCCAGTAACTCCATCAGGAGCACAAGCAGTAATGGAATGGGTTAGATTGCACCACGAATCAGTAACAGGTAGAGATGGATATAGTGATTTCTATAAAAAGAATATAGATATTGAAACTTTAGGACCTGTAGGAGATGTAGTTGAAAATTGGAGATTAATGGGGGCTTTTGTTACAAATGCTACTTTTGGAGATATGGATTGGACATCAGATGCTCCAGCAAATATCAATGTTACTATAGAAATGGATTATGCTATTTTAAATTTCTAATAAATTTATCAAAATATTTAAAGACTAGCGCTAATTTTAGCGCTTTCTTTTTTTTACATATATGTATATCTGAACTAGTTTTAAAAAATAAATAATAACGTTATGAAAAACAACAACAAAAACATCTTTCCTTCAGAAGTAGTTACTTTACCTTCAAAAGGTTTACTTTATTCAGAGGATTCTCCTTTAAGAAGTGGAACAATTGAAATGAAATATATGACTGCCAAAGAGGAAGATATCTTAACTAATCAAAACCTAATAGAAAATGGGACAGTAATTGATAAATTATTACAATCTCTTATTGTAACTCCTATTGATTATAAATCATTATTAGTAGGGGACAAAAATGCAATATTAGTTGCAGCTCGTGTTTTAGGTTATGGTAAAGATTATACCTTTGAGTATAACGGAGAAGAAGTCACAGTTGATTTAACTTCTGTAGAAGATAAAGAAATAGATGAATCAGCAATTACAAATGGTGAAAATAATTTCGATTATACTTTACCAGCTTCAGAATTACCAGTTACATTTAAATTTTTAACTCATGAAGATGAACAAAAAATTCAATCTGAAATAACAGGATTAAGAAAATTAAATAAAAATTCGGGTAGTGAAATAACTACGCGTATGAAACATATAATAACATCAATAAATGGTGATTCTTCTAGTAAAACAATTAGAGATTTTGTAGATACAAAATTATTAGCTAGAGATGCTAGAGAATTAAGAAATTATATTAAAACAATTCAACCAGATGTTGATTTAACGTTTGATCACGAAGATCGTAGGGGTAATTTTACGAAAGTAACTATTCCTATTGGGCTTAAGTTTTTTTGGCCTGACGTCGAATTATAGAAATGTTATATTCACTCAGATTCACGATCTGGTGTACCATGGCGGCGGTGGTTTCATACACTCAGAGGTTTATAACATGCCCATTTGGTTAAGAACTTTCCATGTGAAAAAAATTAATGAATTTCACAAAGAGGAAAATGAAAAAATCAGTAAGGCTCAAAAAGGACAAAGCACAACAAATAAACCAGTACAAGGACCTAACATAAATCCTTCATCGGTTTACAATTTTAAAAAGTAAGGCAGTAATGCCTTTCTTTTTTTTATATTTATACACGTAATAAAATAATCAATATGGCATCAGAAGAAGATAAATTATTTGCTGCTCAAGAACGTTTAGCAGCTCTTAAAGAAATAGACAGTATTTCACAAAGGGGTATGAGTCTAGCCAAATCAATGGCAGCTTTTGCTAAAGAAGAATATTCATATAGATCAGGAATAGAAAAAGATCTTAGATCTTCTGAAGATATAAGTAAAAAAATAGCACAATTATCTCTTAAAGTTAAAGCAGCTGAAAGAGAAAAAATGAAGCTATTTAGAAAGGGCGCAATAGATGCTGCTGTCTCATTAGGACTTTTAGCTAAAGATACTAAAGAAAGAATTAAGCAACTTGAACTAGCAAAGAGGATAACAAAAGAAAAAGAAATTGGAGCTAAAAACCAAGCAGCAGAAAATAAACGTTTAGATTTTGCTAGAAAGAAAATGAACTCTATGCTGACGGCAACCCTAGGGACGTCCAGTTTATGGGGTATAATTAAAAATGCTATATTAGAATCAAGTAAACTTTCAACAGGTTTACAAAAAACATTAGGTGTATCTGACACTACAGCAAATTCTATGATGAAAAGTTTTCAGAAACAGGCTGAAAGTTTGGATAAACAAGGAATCACAGGAATTGCCCTTCAAAAATCTTTTATGGGATTAAATGCAGAATTAGGTACAGCATCCCAATATATAAGAGATGATATCCTCCAAGAAACCGTAGAATTAACTAAATTTATGGGATTAACCAATAAGGAAGCATCAAAATATGCTCAATTTTCCCTTATATCAGGTAAAAACATGAATAAAGTTACTAAAGAAGTTGAAAAGGCTGCTAAAGCCTCTATGAAAGAAAAAGGCATAAGAATGTCTTTTACGGATATTATGAAAAAAACAGCAGCAGTAACTGGTCAAGTTAGAGCCCAATTAGGTGCTAACCCAGCAGCTATTGCAAAAGCAGTTGTTTTAGCTAAACAATTTGGAATGGAACTTTCTCAAGTAGCTAAAGCAGGAGATTCTTTATTAAATTTTGAACAATCAATCCAAAAAGAGTTAGAAGCAGAATTATTAACAGGTAAACAATTAAATCTTGAAAAAGCCAGATTATATGCTTTAACAGGGAATTATGAAGGGTTAACTAGAGAATTAAATAAAAATATAGGAACATATTCTGATTTTATGAGTATGAATGTTCTACAACAAAGAGCATTAGCAGAAGCACATGGATTATCTGTAGATGAATTATCTGAAATGTTAATTGGTGAAAGAAGTTTAGAAGAATTAGCAGCAGAAGCAAGAGCAGCAGGTCAAGAAGATAGAGCATTAGAATTAGAAGATGAAGCAAAAAAGAGGGACTTAGCTCAACAATTTAGTGATTTACAAGAATCATTAACAACTATTTTAGTAAATAATCAAGATAGTATAAAAAAATTCGCAGAGTTTCTTATATCTGTAGTTGATAACGCAGGAGTACTTAAAGGTATATTAATTGGTGTAGGAGCAATAAAACTTACAGGAATGATAACTCAATTAGGAACAATGTTAGCCCTTAATACAGCCAATGCAGCTGCGGCATCAACAGCTGCTTCCGCAGCAACTCTTGGAATAGGTTCTGTAGCAATTATTGCAGCAGTAACAGCCATTATGGCTGCCGTAGCAACATATGGTGTGATGAATATGGCAGAAGGAGGGATTGTACTACCTAGAGCTGGTGGAACTATAGCAAGAATAGGTGAAGCAGGTCAAGCAGAAGCAGTAATACCCTTAAATAAAGCTGGTCAAATGGGATTTGGAGGGGATAGTGAAACTAAAGACTTATTAGCACAAATAGCTAGATTTACTGCTGAAAGTAGAAATGTAAGCGTTACTACAGTTCATGATGCTTTTGGTTCTAAAAATACTAACTCAGAAGGTGGAGATTTTTCTAGTGATGTAAAATATGACGTACCTTTTGCTTAAGTTATATGTATAATCAAATATTAACTATTAAAATATAATATTATGTCAAATTTATTAAATAAAAAATCATTATATGATATGTCTAAAAGAGGCGTAGAGGGTAATAATGTTGGCGATTTTACAACACCCGGTTCTGGGTTTTGGGATAGAGATGCAGATACAGGAAATCCTACTGAATCTCCTTTCTCAGAAAAAGACCATTTAAAAAAATTACTTGATCAAAAAATATCAAGTACTAGAAATGGGGGAGATGGAACAGCATATTTAAGTGATGTAGGAGGAACAGTCCACCCATCAGCTTATAGACCTTTAGATTATGATTTAGAAGGAAAACCATTATATCCAAATTATGATAATAATTTTGGAACTCCTGGAGCTAATTCAACATATGAAAATAGCTTTCCTGATCCTGACGCAAAATTTAATTAAAAATAAATATGGCTCTAAGAGATTTACAAACTAATCTTAAAAGCCTTCAATATCCCCCTAAAGGAGCTCCATTAATAGATAGAGTATCTTTTGATGGAGATAAGGTAGGGGGGAATCCTACTTTTATTATAGGTGAAGATCATTCTACTAATGGAATTGGAAGTAATCAAGTTGATTCAATTTTTAGAGGGGGTATTAAAACCCATTTTAATAGAGCCTCAATAGATTATCAAAGAATAAATAGATATCTATTACCTAAAATAGATTTTGATATAGGGTCATTACCTAGTATAGATTTTGGTATGGGAGTAACAGGTTTCCCTAATGTTGATGTTCATCCAGGTAAATGGCCTGAATTAGATATCTCTGTTCCTCAATTTGTACAAAGACAAATAGGACTTCAATTAATGAATCCTAAAATAAGTGCTCCTATGGGAGGACTAATAGACACCGCACCTGCTAATCAAAGAACATTTAACCCAGTAAGTCTAGCAGCTCAAGTATTTCTCTCAGGTACGGGTATTCATATAAAAAGAGAAGGACTACAACCTTTTAACAATAGAGGATATATTAATAATACTAGATTTGATCCTTCACTTTTTCAAGACCCAACAGGGGATATATTAGGAGATCTTTTACCTACTAAAAAATTTGACAGTGATGGTTTAGATAATAGATTAATAAATTTATATGATTCAAAAATAGGAGATAAAGGAAATTTAAGAGATAATGTTTTATCTGGAACAATTTTAGGACCTTTAGAAATTGTAAATGTTATAGCAGGAGCTATTGGGGATGTTGTAGGTGGTGTTTTAAATAGAATAGGGGGTAAAGGAGAACCTTTATATGATTATTGGGGAGGACCTGGTTCTATGTTTGGAATAGGAAGAACTTTTATTGGAAGATATACTACAACAACACATGATTCTGAAGGAAATCCATTTCCTAAAATTACACCAATAAAAGATGGACATTATGAAGATGGAGGATTTAATTATAAAATACAAAACTATTTAAAAAGTTTAGGAAGACCCAACGCTGCTGATTATTCTACTTTTACTAGAGAACAAGTATATGGTTCTC